TGGTTTTTTATCAGTCATAACTTGTAAGAACGTAGTTATACTGTGTTCATCTAATGATTTAAATAATAGATCTACTAAATATTTTCTATTAATTGTATCTTCTTTGAATGCATTTAACATAATATGTGCACCCACATCTTTTGTTATATTAATTTTGGACATGTCTCTCATGATATAAAATGTATTATTATTTGAATAAATGAATATAATATTAAAATTGCTGTTATAGTACCAAGCACACCTTCTATTACTGCTGGTACTCTACTATTTTCTTTACCTATCTTTTTCATGATAGTATTCTATTATTAATGAATCTTTTTTATACTGATAATCTAGATATAACTTATCTATTTGATAGTTTAGTTCTCTCTCTTTATCTGT